GTGCAAGGTCTGGGTTCCTGATTATTGCATTCTTAGCAAAGCTTTGCATCTGTTCAGCACGTGCCATACCAGCTGCTTTAGCTCCAGCTTTAGATAATTCTGTTCTAGATTCAGTTAGTTCATACGCTTTACGTGAACCTTTTCTTAAGTAATCAGCTAGTTCTAATGTACTTATTCTGTCAATAGATCGACCTGTTCTACCAGCGGCAGCTAAATCAGCTCCTTTACTCTGTTCTAAGAACTGTTTCCAGTTGCTTTCATCTTCTTGTAAAGCTTGTCCTATTTGATCTCCAAATTTTTCTTGTAAATCACCATAGACTTGGGATAAACCTAAGTTGGTAGAATCAATAGTTTGGTCATGCATAACCCTCTCAGTATTAGTAATACTAAGGGTTTGCATCCAATCAGCTTCTCGTTTTTCTAATTGGTATTTGTGGTTTCTTCGAGCAGTTTCATTCGCTGCTCTTGCTTGGGCTCCTAAGCACACGGCAAAACTCTATAAAGGTTAATTGGTTAGGTCCATGTTTTAATTCCCGTAAAAATTTGAACCCAAGGAATTTAAGTAACTTAAGATGGACAGTGTTGCGTTTATCAACAATGTTCCACAGTAACTTATCTGGTTGTCGTTCTACATAACGTTTAGCTTCTCTAGCAAACGTAATAGGTGATTCTTTTATAGCATTAGTACATAGCATCCATATTTGACCACCAGGGTCAACACCTGCCATACCAGCAGTCTTGCCGTTAGGCACCGTGAAATACACACAGGAAGGCTTATGAACAGCGTCTAATAATGCGGTGGTAGAATCTACCCCGTGACCTTCTTCGACCTCTCTACGGTCTTCTGGACGGAGATTAGAGGCCACCTCTATGGCAGCCTCCCTTGTTATTGGGTGAATGTATTTAGACACGCTTATAGTATTTATTTGAGTAGTCTCCTTCCCAGTTTATAGAATATAATGTAGAAGGAGTTGGGTGAGTGGATTTAAGAGTAAGTGTTAAGTTTGTATTCTTTTCATATACTGGTAAGGTAACGACTTGTTCTTTATCTATACCTACAGTATTGACAGTATAAGCATCTGCCATGATTGATTCAAACGTTTCATTATAATCTGGTTTACCAGTACGTTTTAGTGTTGTATTATATACACCTGTAGGACCAAGACTCATCTTGATACGGTGTAATACTAACGAACTTTGTATATCGGATCTAAATTTTTCTCCCATTTGTTGTACGACATAGAAGTTAGGAAACTCTACTTCCATATCAAAGGCATAACCTAAGACAACATTAAATGCTTTGTTACTATCACTTGTAGTCCAGTTACCAGGGATCTTGATTTTAGTAGTACCAGCATCATCGAATGTAGTAACTTTAGATACTAAGCCATTAAACTCTTTATCTGATCCAGTAGATACAGCAACAGCATATAATTGTTCTGAAGCATTAAAGTCAGCCGCTGTATGGTCAAACTTTGTATAGTCTTCTGAAGCTACATAAGTTAAATTAGTATAAGCAAAGCTCTTAGAATTATCTAAGTGAACTCTATAAGTATCATCTTCAACAATGGTATGAGAGTTATCATCTAATTTAAGACTAAATTTTTGAATGGTATAAGTGGTACCATTTTTGATAACAACATATAATGCATCATCCAACATAGCTATATGTTGTATGTTTCCATTTAATTTCCAGGTAAACCAAGCTTGTTGTACTCGCTTTTCTCCTGTTTGGAAATATCTAAAACCATATAATTCAGTAGAGTTTTTAGTACAAAAGAAAATAGATCCGTTCTCTCTTGAGTTAGCTACAAGATTAATATCTTTAGGAAATAACTTAGAAATAATTTTACTTTGTTCAAATATATCTGGCTGACCTTCTCGTAGCACACTTTGCATTTCAAAGAATCGTGTGTACTTACCAGCATTATCTAACCAAGCTACAGTAGTACCTAGTGATAAAGGGTTGGTATTGAAGTTAAAATTATAGGAAGATACAGCATTTATTTTAGCAGTTATTGGACTAAGGATATCACTATCCGTAGTTAACATGAACTGTTGATTCTTAGTGAATAAAAGTAAACCTGCGTTAACTTGTATGCCATCATAAACAATAGCTGGATACTCAGAACTAGTAGATATATCAATCATATCTGCAGAACTATTTGTTAAAGCTGTCTTACTCCAGAAGTTGAAGAAATCTCCAGGTTGAGACATAACTACGTTCTCATCACTAAGTAGTACTAATCTATTCCTAAAGAATAGCATTTTACTAATATTATTCCCAACAAAAGAAGCTCTAGGATTAGTACCTCCTTCTCTTGTATCACCTACTAAAGCATTTTCCCAAGTAACTTGTTTAACAGTAAACGTACCATTAGCTTCTCTGATTAGCTGTATAGGCATGGTAGCTGGATCATAAGCGACAAACTGATTAGGCATTACACACTCTTCCCAGACACCATCTCCATCTCTATCGTTGTTTCCGTAGAATTTTAAGTAGTAATCATCTTCTTCAGCTTCATTATTTGCAACTTTAACTACATAACCATGTCTACATTGTTTAGGTAAATCAGCTATATCTCTAATTGAACTAGATAATACATTCATTAAATCCCCAGAGGGGGTACTTATATTAAAGGTGCCCTCAGATGTAGGTCTAGTTATATAAAGACCATTTCCTACGATCTTGACATTAGCATCTGTAAAATTATTAGTGTTAATAATACCAGATCTAATATCTCCTAGAATACTTTCAGCAGTTACTGTAGTTTTAGTATCAAATGAAGTTGGGTTAGGTCGTATTACACCTAAATTACCTTGTACTTTAGCTATACTAACTTGGTCTATAGTTATTTTATATTTACCATCTTTCATCCAGATAATAAAATTATCACCTACTTGCCAACCTGCTCCACCAAAAAGTAAATCATGTGTGGTAGTATATCTAGCTTGATAGGTTGTTTGAACTGGATCTGTAGAGTTGTCAGTATAAGGTACAGACTGACCAGTAGTGGTTATTCTGAAGTAAAGATTTGAACCTCGATTAACAGAAGAACCATTACTATCCTGAACATCTATAGTAAAATTACCGGTTTCATTTATAGCATCGGGATCATCTAATGTTGCTCCATCACTTATAGAGAATATTTTTGTAGCAACATTAGGTGCCCATGAGTCTCTACTGTCACCTGCTGTATCATCACATCTATTAGTATTTGAGCCGGTCCCTCTACTTCCTCTTGATACCATACCACCAGAGCTATTACAATAATTATTACTAGAGCATTCTAAGATTACGCTAATTCTTGTAGCAGTTTTAATTTCAGTTAAAGTGGTAGCATCAAATAAATTAACTGCATATTGATTAGCATAAGCTACCTTCTTTAATTCAAGGTACGCCTCTGGCTCTCTAACAGGTTCTGTAGTTGTAGCCATTGCTACAGTTTTATTTCTATTAGTGAGATAGGTATAGTCGTTAAGAGTAAGAGTTTGTATATCTGAATCAGTAATAGTACCCCCAGAATTAGTCTGTTTAAGGTAGTTCTTTAATACAGTTTCTTGACCTGACTCATAGTTAACAGTACATGGTGCTCCTGTATCACATTTCCACATCTTAATTTCACCAGTACTTAACTGGATCTGACCTATGTATTGTTCGGTCTCATCTCTATAGTAATGAAACCATTTACTGTCAGTTGTATAAGCACCTAAATTATTACCAATTAATCTACCACCAGGTCGTTTTAATAAACCATGTGTAACATCAGGTATTACATTTTTAGCAACTCGTAACTGTCCAGGTATTTTTAATTCGTCAGGTTGTTGTGAGATACCTCCAACATAGTTAGGTATTTGTTGTGTAATACTGGTCATCTTTTAAGGGCTGTATATGGTTGATAAGGTCTATAACCACTCTTTTCAGGGAATCCCATATAAGAATGATCACCTTGTAAACATTCATATTCCATACAAGTTGCTCTTGTTTGTGCTTCTTGTTGTTGAAGTAGTTGTACTAAATTTGGATTACTTACTAATTGAGCTGCAGCTCTAACTGAAGCTCTTGATATTATGTATCTTTTAAATGCACTAGGTAAATCTTCAAAAGTCCAAAGCCAAGTAATATCAAGAAATACACTATTATCAAATTCATAAGTTTGATTTATTGTATCCCATAATCTACCATTTCTTCTAACTAAATTCTTAGATCTGTCTACACTATCTTCATGTAAATCATATCTTAATACGTTAGATGGGATAGTTATATATTTAGTAGTAGCCTCTGGTGCTTTCTCAACATTATATTCTACATTAAATACCCAGCCTTCATTCTGTACGTCCTTATTTACTTCAGTCAATATGTTGTATATAAATCCTATCTCTGGATTCTCATAATTTAATGTTGTTACTGGTGATTGACCGATAGCTCCCAGGATTGAGTTCACTGCGGATAGTTCTGTATCGGTGTCAATTGTTGTGGGAGTAGCCATAGTTTAA